CATTGATGTATTCCAAATTGACGCAGATATTGGGGATATTGGTTTTTAAGTAAATATTTCCTAAGTATTAAATAAAATTAAAAGTGATTTAATTGATAATTTTACGATTATGGTGTGTATAAAACACTATAATCATAAAGAAAACTAATTCTAAAAATGGGTAATGAAATTTCTAGAGGTATAACTGATGAACAATATAAAAAACAATTACGTAACATGTCTAAAAAACAACGTATTGATTTAAAAAAAAAAATATTAAAAAAATATATTGATCCTATTGATGAAATTAATAATGAAGATGAAATTAATAATGAATCAAGAAAAGGTAGAACACAAGTAACATATCAACCAAAATCAAAAACTGGTAATTCTAAACCCAGTAATAAGTCAAATGTTGCTTCAAAACCATTAGAAAAAAAATCTAAATCTGGTGGTAAGAAACCTAACTCAATCAAGAAAATTACTTCATTAACTTATATACAAAAAAAACAAAAAATAGTATATATTAAAAAAATCATAGGTGAATATGATGAAAATGAATTAAAAAAAAAAGCTAATGATATTAATTGTATTTTTCCTAAAAAAATTTTAGATTATTCTAAAGAAAAAAGAATAATTGAAATGAAAAAAAAAATAATTAATTCTATCAATAGAAAAAATGATAATGAAGTTAATTTATCAATTGAAGAATTAAGAATTAAAACTGCTGTTTTAAAAATTCATAATTCTCAAAATTAATTATAATAAATTATAATAAATATAAAAATAAATAGTTTTCTATTTGCCACTTATGGGCAAATAGAAAACTATTTATTTTTATATTTATCTATATCCGTGCCCAATCAGTCGGCTTAAAATGCCATCCAGCACGCATACATATTTCCTTCCAAATCTGATCCTGTTTATATAGTTTCTTTCTACATTTGAGAAGAATTAAATAGTCAAGGAATTCATACATTCCCTCTAATTCAAATAATTTATAAAACATAAATGTGTATCGCATAATGTTTTTCCTATTTTTTATACCCAATCTAGTCAATGTATTATTACTAAGCAACTCCATAAATATCTCCTCCGCTTGTAAAAACATTTTAAGCAATCTCTCTTCAACATGTGCCGGTATCTTAGGTGCTGGTCTTCCAGAAATCCTATATATAATATGCGGTATATGCTCATAGTAACTACTTAACTTCAATTTCTTAAGAAATTTACGTAATAGTTTAGGTGTTAATCGGTTATAATCAGTTATTCTGTATTTCGTCAATTCAGCCTTAATCTTATCAATAATATCTTGTGGTATATTAGTTGATTCTTTGGCTTGGAATTGTGCTAGACAATCCTTAAAATGATGTAGTCGTTGATATGAAAATGTTGACACCTCTGATGTTTTAACATTAGAAGGAATATCACTATCTAAGACTGTATTCTTAATTTGTCCACACTTAGGACAAACATAATACTCTTGCATCTCTCCAAGGATAAACTCAACATTACAATCTTGACAAAGAGACATATTATATTCAACACTATTTGTTTTAGACATTTCATATTTTTCTGGATTAATTCTATTCATATATGAACGAATAATCGTTGTTTGGTCATCAAATGATAAACTCTCTAACTCTTTTTTTAAATCAATTATTCCATCATTCTCACCTTTACCATTACCATTACCATCACTATCATCACCACCAACATTATAACCATCATCTCTGTTTCCAACACTCACATTAACACTAACACTAGATGATGTAATATTATTGGTATTACTCCCCATATTAAAATACATAAAAATCCCCTTTTTATTATTTTTATTTTTTGAAGATAACATATCTTTTATATCTTGATGGCGATGTTGCATTTCATTGTCATCACTAATACCAACGCGTCTATCACTATTATTATGACTCTTTTTATTAATACCTCTATCATTAGATGCTTTATAATAACCATATAATGTTCTCCCATTATCTATGAAATACTCATTTTTATTATAATCTAATCTCTTAATTTGCTCTTTAATATCTATAATATCATCCTCAATTTTATGATATTCATTATCTCTAATTGTGTATTTTGCTTGTTTATCTCTAAGTTTATCTATTTGCTTATTTAATTTATTTATGTTATTACTATTTGAATCAATGTCTTTTATAACACTCTTATGTTTCGCATCAATTGTTACTCTTTTATCTTTTTCTACTTTTTTTGTATTTTTTACTTTAAACCTTTGCATATACTAAATATAAATTGTCAGTCAATATCGGTTGGCTTTACCTAGACAGACAAGTTTATTAAATTATAATTAGTTAAGTAAGATTTTAAAATATAATATTTATTTAATATTTATCAGAATTAAATTAGAATAAATATAAAATAATCTCAATTGATAACAGAAGATTATTATATCTATATAATATTTGACTATTCTTTATATAATTTTGGTTTAAATTAGTTTAATTTCGTATAAAACACACATTAAACAATAATATATATAGTATATGATAAATCACCAAGTATCATTTGATTTAATTAATTAAATATTTTATATCTATAAATATTAAAATGGATGAAGGTGAATTAAACGCATCTATTACTGAAACAGTCAGTGAAAATGAATTAAATGAAATTGGAGAAGGAATAAATCAATTAAATATGGTAACAATACAGAAGATGATATTTATCTATAATGCGATTAACTCTGGGTGGACAGTAAGAAAAATTAAGGAAAATAAGTATGAATTTAAAAAACCTAAGAAAAAGATTATACGCAATTTTAAGTTGGATAATTATTTGAAGGAGTTTATAAAACGAAGTGCTGATATTGATTCACTTAAAGAAATATAATAGCATTGATGCAATCATTAAAAATTAAAATTAAATAAATTAAATTATCAAAAATACAATATTGTATTTTTGATAATTTAATTTATTTAATTTTAATTAATTAAGTTAAAATCGAAATTTTTTTTCTTGTAGTATTATATACAACAAATAAAACAAACAACAAATTTATCACAATGGGTGGAGGTTTAATGCAATTAGTCGCTTATGGCGCACAAGATATCTATTTAACTGCGAATCCGCAAGTTACTTTCTTCAAAGTAGTATACAGACGTCATACTAACTTTGCTATGGAAGCAATTGAACAAGTTTTTAATGGTTCTGCTACATGGGGTAAACGTGTAACTGCTACCATCTCACGTAATGGTGATTTAATCCATCGTGTATATTTACAAGTAACTCTTCCACGTGTTGAATGTGGTGGTTCTACTTCCAACTGTTTCCGTTGGGTCAACTATGTTGGTCATGCTTTGATCAAATCTGTTGAAGTTGAAATTGGTGGTCAACGTATCGATAAACACTATGGTGATTGGTTAAACATCTGGAATGAATTAACTCAAGAACCTGGTCATCAAGTAGGTTATGACAATATGGTTGGTAACACTGCTGCTTTAACTGGTTCAGGATTAAATATTACTGAAGCAACTACTTTATATGTTCCATTACAATTTTGGTTCTGTAGAAACCCAGGTTTAGCTTTACCATTAATCGCTTTACAATATCATGAAGTGAAAATCATCATTGAATTCAGACAAAAACAAGATTGTTATGTTGCTGCTGGTGATGGTTGTGTAGGTGGTTGTGACACAGGTACTTGTGGTGGATTAGCTCCATCATGTGGTGAACAATATCAATCATATGATTCTCCATGTATCGGTGACTTCCAATCTGCTACCTTATTTGTAGATTACATCTATTTAGATACTGATGAACGTAGACGTTTTGCTCAAGTTTCACATGAATACTTGATTGAACAATTACAATTCACTGGTGATGAATCAATTACTAACACTACTGCTAAGATTAACTTAAACTTTAATCATCCAACTAAAGAAATCATATGGGTTACCCAAAGAGATGCTGTTACTCAACGTAATGCTAACCAATGGACTAACTACACTGATGACTATGATGTAGATGGTGCTTGGGGTGGCCAATGGGGTAATGGTTGTATTGGTGATGCTAATAGCCCAAAAGTTACTGATATGTTAAACACTAACGTTGAAGCTGGTTATCATTCATCTTCATTCCCATATGTTAAAGTTTCTGGTAGTGTATTAGGTAATGATTCTCGTACTACTTCTGAAATTGAAGCATTATTAAGTACTGGTGCTAACTTCCCAGAAGACTTCTCAAGTGGTCCATGTAACTGTACTTCACCTTGTAGCAACATCAACGCATGTGCTAACAATGTACCAACCAACTTTTCTGACAGAACTGATGCTTCACGTGGTTCTGATC